ACACTAGGATCGTCTTTGTCTAGCGAACCAACGTTGCGTGGGTTTTCATAATGATCTAATACCTTATCGCTGTACGCCATCTATTTTATATCTCCATTTAGATAATACTTGACTATTATTGTACACTATTTATACACCATGTCAACCATAAAAAAAGCCCTGCTAAAAAACAGGGCTTTATGGAATAGCAAAAGTCAATGTTGAGATTACCTTTTCATTGCCCTTTTAGCCATGGAGTCAACCGTTTTACGTGCTTTGTCTACACTCATTGTAGCATTACCCGCTGATGTTAGATCAAAACTAACATGCTGTGGGCTCACGTCTGCAATCATGTTCTTTAACGGCGCTCTCTGTGCCATACTTTGTAGTTGGCTCAGTGAAATGTTAATGCCTAAATTATCTGCCATGTTAAGAAAAGTTTCTGTTCCAACCTTTCCTTTTGTGCCTAAGTCTTCTGAACGACTAATAAGATACTGAACCAAGGCCGCTAGTTCCATTTCAGAACCATATACCTCAAACAGTTTCATTAGCGTCTTTCTCTGCCTAAATCTGTATCTAATTCTGGCTCGTCTGTGATTTCTTCTTCGCTGTCTAATTCTACGTCAGCGTCAGCTTCTAGATCTAAATCTGCTTCATCATCTGTAGCAAACTCGTCTGGGCTAACTACTTCTTCGCCAGTAATTGGTGCCATTGCACTTTCTAAATCTGTTTTTGCCTGTTCTAATGCCTGTACTAAAGTTGAAATTGCTGTATTTGTTGCGTCATAGTATGCCTGTGTTTGGTTAATACCAAGTTCTTGCTTCATCATTTGTGCTAGATTAGGCAAGTCCTTGTATTGCATTTCTGCAACATCTTCGTACATTTTTTGGATTCTATCAACAACGTCTTGAGCCGCTAGTGTTACCTGTGCTTCTTCAACGTCTGCTTCATTAATTTGTTTTGCTTCGTATGTTTTCTTTTTCTTACCAGCCATTAAACATGAACTTTCATGCTTGTGTTTTTTCTTTGAACCGCAACTTGCTTCTTCCATTTCTTCTTCATCTTCATCTGCCGGAGCAATATCCGCTGGTGCCATTGCTGACATACCAACATGTTTCTTTTGCTCACCTGTACCACCAGCATATGGATTTCTTGTATCTGCTGTGCCTTCTTGAACATGTGCTTCTAATGCTTCTTTCATCATTAGTGCTTGTAAGTAAGCAGGGTTATTCTGTGAAGTGTGTCTATCAATGCTTGATTGTACTTCATTTACCAATGCTGTTGTTTTAGCCAATAACTTCTGAGCCTGTTCTAATGAAAGACCTGATACGTCAACCTTACGATTGAAGTAGCTCTCCATAAGTTTGCCAACCTGTTTAATTTTATTTGTTGCTAGTTCTTGCAGTTTCATCGTCGAATCCTTTTTGTTGATAGTATTTAGCCAATTCAATAGTGTCGTTCAACTTAATTTTAATATCACTTCTAATAGCAATATTATTCAACACTTTGTCGGCCATCAACATTTTTCTATTAGCATCTTTTGTTGTACGCATAATTTGACTTTGACGATCAATATCCGTATCAAGACGCTGTAATCTCTTATCCTGTCTTAGCAAATGTTCTGCTTCTAATATCCTTGCTTGATTCTCTAGTATGCAATATGCTAGAGCGTTACGACTGTTTGTAAACTCATGTACTAGTGTACCATGACGGTATAAATTAAAATACCCGTCGCCAACTGGAGAAATTTTATAACGACTAAAGACGACAAAATCGTCCTTAACTTTGACGATTATGTTTGATGAAAGACTTTGTAAGCTCTGTACAGCGAGGTTACGAAACTTTTTATAATTTCTGTCTGTGATAGCCATAATGACTTACCAAACAAACTTAGTTAGTAACCAACCAATGACACCAATCAACATTGTAACTGCGGTGCCAGCCCAAGTAATCAGTTGTGTAGAACGTCGACGATCAAGATGTACAATCATATCTTTGATTTCGCCTACTGAACGTTCTAACGAACTTACTTTTTGCTCAACTGTGTCTAATTTAGTTTCCAACGCATCGTACCTCTCGGCACATAACTCTACGTGGGCTTCTAAATTTTCTTTCTCAATTTGAGTAGTACTCAACGCTTTTTTCTCCAAAAGGATATTAAAGCATTAAATCTTTGCTGTGCCTAGTAAGTAGCCTATATGTGCCTATTTTGTGTAATCTATGCTTTGTAACTAGCCTAAACTAGTTGCTTGTTTTTATTTATCATAATCGGCTAAATTACCTGAAAATAAGTATTGGTGTGTTCACCTAACGTGTTGATTGTATTATTGATTTTGGCTGTTTCTGCTAGGCCATCTATGATAGGTATTCCGTTAAAGTCTTGTATTAGACTGCCTACAGGACTGTCCTCGCTTCTATAGGCTTCTATTTGTTCTGAGCAAAAGTCAAAGCACCATATAGTGTAAGGAAATAAACTTGGCATGTAGTAACTGCCAAATATGTGTTCTTCTATTTGAATATCTTCTAGTTTAATAGGTGTGTGTTCTACTGTGGGCTGAGCTCTTAAAGATATTAACTGTAAGAATGTTTCGTAGTTACGTTGTTGATTACGTCGTATAATCTCCTCAGGTGTTTTAGGCTTACGTGTAAAACCTGTAGGTGTGATATCTATTAATGTATAACAACGTATCATTCTTTTATTAATTCTACTAACACTCTAAGTCTATCTAGAGCTTCTTTGATTGCGGGTTTTTGAGATAATGTTGACCAGTCTTGTTTATACATCCAGTCTCTATAGTCTTTGAACTCGTCATCTAGTTCAGTAACTAGTTCACGTTTATAGTGTGGATCCATAAGTTTACGTCTGTAAATAGTTTTGCCACGATCGGGTGATTCGTAAACCCAAGCAGTTGTATCTCGCTCAAACAATTCTTGTTGTTCCATACACGTATTTATAGCCACAAAAAAAGCCCTGCTAAAAAACAGGGCTCTTTGAATAAGTTAAAAACTTATGATAATGTTGCCGCTACAGTTACGCCTGTTACTGCTGGTGTTGGACCACCTTGAACTAAAACGTATGAACCGTCTGCTGTGCCTTCAACTGCGGCAATAGTGCCACCTTCTTGTTGAATTTCTTTACACGCATTTTCAACTGTTACTGTACCTGTTGCTACTGTACATACGTAAGTAGTTGGACCTAAGCCTTGTGATGCGCCTACTGTTGCGATACCTGATAATACTGGCATAATAATTTCTCCTATAATGTGTGGGAATTTATTTCTTCCCTAAACTTATTTAGTCCAATTTAAAAGTATTTTCAGTGTAGTTTTTTAATTTCTTCTGTTGAAGGTCTTATAGGCACATCTAAGCAATTTGTAGGTGCTACCCATATATCATAAACACCGTCTATGTGCTGTAAGTCATAGTTGATTATAGTTGTTTGTAGTATTGCGTGTACTTCGCAGGCTGTTTGTGACGTAAAGTTAGGAACAAATGTTTGATCTTCACACTTTTGCTCACCGTTGACCATCATACACAGGCCAATTAAGTATCCCCACATTATTCAGTGCCAGGACTTACTTTACTAACTTTTTGTAACAGCATGTACAGGTCTGTGTTGATAGGACGTCTAACTGTTTGTAGGATACGCATGATTGCTTGATTGCGATCCATCCTTGAAATACGCTTATGCCAGTCTTGAACAAATCTACGTAACCACATTTGATCACTGGTTACAACTCTACCAAAGCGTCTGTATAAAATCATTAGCAATTGATCATAGTCTCTTGCATCTAACTCGCCATCTGCTACTGCTCTGATAACACGTTTAAGTCTTAGTTCTGGAATAACAATGTCCCAATTATTAAACAGTTTGTCTGCGTATTGACGTTGTTGCATAACCAAGGTAAGTAGGTTATACATGTCGGTCATTGACTGTCTAAAACCATTAAAGTTTTGTTGCTTGATAGTTTCTTTAGCATACTTAACAGCAGACTTTTTATCAATATAGTAAACCACACGTAGCATTAACAAATGATCGTAAACCAAACTTGCCAACGTATTAACATCTGTACCTTTGACTTGTTCAAGTCTACGATACATTCTTGATTCAATTATGCTTTTGATAAATTCCATTATTATAAATTCTTTGCAAAGTTTGCTTTACTAAATCTTAAACGGTCAACATATTTGAGTCCGCCGGCTACATAGCCTTCGTGTCCTGAGTCACCATCTATAGATGCTGTTATGCCTGAGCCTTGTTTATCTAATGATCTAACTATCTGTGTTTTAATACCTGCAATAGCGTTAAAGATATTAAAAATTAATTCAACTAGTTTTATATTTTCACCAACGTAGTTAGCAAGTCTTTCACCTTTACCTTGTGAAACTTTGGTCACTGCCCAGTTAGCAAAGTTGCCAGCCATGTTATTAAAATTACCTTCTCTAACTTTGAAGTTAGCAAACTGTTTCATTAACTGTGGTAAATCACTTAACTGAAGTTGTCTTAATTTTTCTGGCATAAAGAAACTATTAATAGCACGACTGTTTTGTTTAACTTTAGATTCAATTTGATCTAGTTTACCTTCAGGAATATCTACTGTAGGTGTGTCTTTCATTTTAGGACCTACAAATAATATAGGACCAGTAGGCAATTTTTCTACTGCGTGAAATGGCTGTCCTGAATCTTGTGGGCCAGTTAAGAATGTATGTATTGCTACACCTGCTTTACTTGTACTAATCTGTTTACCTAAGTCAGTGTCTGTATCAACTGAGTATGTTACAGTGTTTGGAGTAAACACATATTTGTTTCCTTGTTTAGCAGGCATGCCTACATATAATAAGTCACCTTTAAAGTAACCACTTAGACCTTTTGGTGTTTGTGCTTCTAGTGCAGGCCATAATGCTTTATACATGTTAATTAATTCTGTACGATCACCACTACGCATCTGCATTATTTTTTCTAATTCTTCTGGTGACTTAGCAAGTCCAGAATATGTTTTGGCAGTAAAGCCTGACTTGTCTGTTAATACAAAGTCTCCATCTTCGTCACGCCCAAATATAATTGCTGGCTTGCCGTCCCATTTAATTGTAATGTCTCCTGCTGACTTAGGTAGATATTTTAATTCTTCAATTGCAGATAAAGCACCTCTAGCACCATCATTAAATATCATATCTTCTGGATGTTCAATACGAGCCGCTTCTGTAATAACCTGCATACCTAAGTTAACTAGTCTATCTCTAGTTCTAGCAATCCAATTAACTTCAGATGATTCAAACTGTAGACCATCCTTTTCAAAATACTCTCTAGCATCTGCTACCAATGATTCGTATTCTGGATCTTTACGTGCTAGATTTAAAATACTTTCTACACTTTCCAAATCTTTACGTGTGCCACCAATCAGCATCTTTGCTATTTCATCTGGATCGTTTGATATAACTTTGTTTGTTTCTCTTGATACTAGGCCAAACTTGTATGACCATTTCATACCTCTGGCTTTAGCAATACTTGCTAATAAGACAGCACGGTGTACACCTTTGTATTCTGATTCAGGACTTGCGTTTAAAGCAAACTGTTGCCATTTAGGATCACCAAACATAAAGTCTACTTGTACATAACCGTTTTGTGGATCACCATTGATAGGTGCTTTAAAGTGTACTGAGTCACCAGACTTAGCAACGTCAGAATCTTCTGCACCTTTTGACTTTAATAAGTTGTATAGTTCTTCTTTGGTATGCTTACTAGCATCAACTGCTAGATCTAAATCACCTGATGTGGCTTTTCTACCTGTGGAGCCTAGCATATTATCTAGTAAAGGTAAGCCTGTTAAACTTTCTAAATATTGTACTGTAAGTTTAACGTCGGCAAGATTAATTCTTTGTGTTAAAGGATTACCTTGTTCATCCTTAAATACGTGCCCACCTTCAAACAAGTTCATTATGCTTGTCCTTGAGCTTTTAATAATTTTTCTAGGTCTCTATATGTTTGAGAATTTCTATCAACTTCTTGTCCGCACACTGTAATTTTACCAGCGTTTGCAGATACTTTGCAATCCTGCTGTGGTGCTAGAGTTGATTTTTGATTATCTGTTGGTGCTGTACCATCTAATTCGTCTTGTCCGCCACGTGCTTGTGACACTGCTAGTAGACCTGCTACTGCTTTTTGCACTAGCCCTTTTTCTCTTGGATTTTGTACTAATGGATCAACTAACGATTGATACATAGCCTTAATGTCTTGCGGAGCACTTTGTAAAGTATATGGTTGTAACACAGTAGCATCAAACCATTGTTGTAACGCATTCTTAACTTGTGCTGGGTTTAATTCTTCGTAGCCGTTTTTGGCTTCTAATTGATTAAGATAATTAATCCAGGCTGGTGCGGCTTTTTTAGCAAAGTTATTGATAAACATTGAATTTTCTTTTTTACCAATAGCATTTTTTAATTTTCCAAAAATACCTGGTGCTTCTTGTACTTGGATTATTTCATTAATCTTCATCTTTACGTCTCACTGAACGAGCAAACTTGCTTGGGTCTCTTGATTTGATTGCGTTAACAAACTTACGCTGTAAATCTTCTGCCTGTTCACGAGTGTAAAGACTATCGATCTGTTCAAAAATATTGATAGCAGACTGGATAATGTTATTAGCACGACTTTCAACTAGGTGATTTTTGTCTCGGCTAATGTGCATTGAGCTCAATTCATCTAAAATACTTTTCGTTTTACGTTGCATAAGTTAGTTTCCGTTAGTGATAGTATTTATCACTTAACTTGATTTTAGATTAGAAAGCATCTGCTTGAGTTTGGTGCCTTGGACGTCTGCTGTAACTTTTGCAGACTCGCCTTCAGGCTCTGCCACTGTTTTTTCACCAACTGTGGTAGTTGTTTTGATGGATTTCATTAGTTCACTAGGATTTGTTTGGTTGTATCCTGACTGTTGATCTTCTGCTAGGTCTGTAATACGTAAACTTTCTACATTAAACTCTAAGTCTACTTTACTACCTACACCACTTGAACTTCTAGTTTTCATTAACTGTACTTGATATCTACCACGCTCACGCATAGCACGACTTGTAAAGATACCAAACACATTATCAGCAGTATTAATTTTACTTAGGCCACCTGCAATATGACTATGATCAAACTCTACTTCTTCTACAGCCGCTCTGTTTAACTGCGATGCTGTAACAAATATAATGTCTAGTTCTTTTGCTAAGTTTCTTAATTCTTCCGACACATACTTGTCTTTAACAAACAAATCATTTGGCGACACTTTAGCACTCACAGGCATAATCAAGTCTAAGTAGTCAACACATAAGAAGTCTACTTTAGTACCTGTTTGTACTTCTAGTTCTTTTAAGTATGCTCTAATGTCATTAACATTTGACTGTGCTGGCATATACTTGATGCGTAACTTACCTGACTTCTTGCCAACTAGTTTAACTTTCATTTCAACATCTTCAAGTTTCTTAAAGATTTCTTTTGAACTTGTATTA